AAGCGTTGGAAATGTTAGAACGTCCGTTACTGGTTATTGTTTTGTCTACAAGTTTAGGTCTTATTGGGGCGGTATCCTACGCGTGGGCGAGTTGGACAACGGAAACTCTTATATCTGTGGACAAGCGCACCGAAGTAATGGCGACTCAGATTGAATACATAAAACTAGAGATGGAGAAAGCCTATGGCGGCAATGTCCAAGCGTACAAAGCAGAATAAAACCCCCAAGGGTTTAACCTACTTTCGAAAAGGTGGGGAGGCTTCATCAAAAAGCAAAGGAAGTAAGATCTGTCCAAAGGGTAAGGCTTGGGCGAAGCGCACGTTTGATACATATCCATCAGCATACGCTAATATGGCTGCATCTAAATATTGTAAGGATCCGAATTATGCTAAGAAGTCTAAGGGAAAAGCTTAAATGGGCGAGCTTAAAAAATGGCGTGATCAGAATTGGGTTAGGATTAACTCAAGCGGTGAGATCGCTGGCAAATGCGGTACGTCTAAGGATAAAAAAAATCCTGACCGTTGCCTTCCTGCGTCGAAAGCAAGATCCCTCTCCAAAAGCGAAAGAAGAGCCACCGCTGCAAAGAAAAAACGTGAAGGCGCAAAAGGCAAAACCGTCGTCAAAAATACAAAAGCCGCAGAAGTCCAAAACGCCAGATGCGGCGGCGAAATCTCGCACCATAACGCTAAAAGGAAAAGCCCGCGCCCGAAAAACGGGAAAGTAGTAGCAAGAGGATGCGGGAAAGTGCTTTCCAATCGACGTAAGTTTACGTCGGGGTCCGTGAGTACGTGATGCGCGTTGAGTTTTTTGAACCTAAGCTTGAACAAGGAATTGTCCACGAAATACTTCAGTGGTCTAAGGACGTTTTAGAAACGAATAGTTCTTTTTTTGGAGGGTTGCCTCCGTGTCCTTATGCGCAAAAGGCTTGGGCAGACCACAAAGTATCTATAATGTTCAAGTACGAACCTAGCTTTCAGGTTTTGTATACGTCCATTTCTCAGTTTGACGATAACTTTGATCTTAACATAATTGTGGATATTAACTATGAGCAAGATCCAGAAAATTTTCACGAATATTTGCATAATCTCAATGGGTGCATTGCTGACGGGATGTTCATTGATAGAGATATTTGGTTGATGGGTTTTCACCCACATGATGAGCCGAATGATTTTGTGGCGGAACCTTCTGAAACTTTTGAACCTGTTGTAGATCAAGAATATGCTATGATATTTGTACAACGGCTAAGTAAGTTGCAAGAAAGCGCAGACAAACTTGCAAAAAGAGGCTATTATAAGCCTTACGAAGAAGATTATAACGCCAAGGAACTATTTGAACACAGACATCAACTGTATAGGAGACTTAGAAATGGCAATGCGTCCTAAGAAGAAAATGCGGGCTGGCGGCATGGTAAAGAAGATGCGCGGCGGTGGAATGGTTAAGAAGATGCGCGGTGGTGGCATGGTTAAGAAGATGCGCAAAGGCGGAATGGTAAAGAAGAAGTAAAATGGCGGTATCTGGAAGCACAGATTTTGAGCTTGACGTAGCCGAATACGTTGAAGAAGCCTTTGAGCGCTGTGGGCTTGAGGTTCGTACTGGTTACGATCTCAAAACCGCTAAACGTTCTTTGAACCTGTTGCTTGCAGATTGGGCAAACCGTGGGTTGAACCAGTGGACTATCAAACAACGCTCTGTAACGTTGGTTGTTGGCGACGGTGAATATGATTTGGGTACGGACGTTATTGACGTTCTTTCTGTAGTGGTTCGTAGAGACGGAACCGATTACTCTCTTGAACGTTTAAGTCGGGATGAGTTTCTTAATATCCCGACAAAGACGACACAGGGCCGACCTAATCAGTTTTTCTTAGATCGTCAGTTAACCCCAAATCTAAAGATTTGGCCCACCCCTGAAAACACCACTGATTTGGTAATTTTTGACGCTTTAACCCGCATTGATGATGCGGATGTGTATACCAACACAATGGATTTACCGTTTCGTTTTTATCCTTGTTTGGCGGCAGGTCTGGCATATTACATTGCTTTAAAAAGAGCGCCGAATAGAGTGCAACTGTTAAAAGCAGTTTATGAAGAAGAGTTTGAACGCGCAGCAACGGAAGACCGAGACCGTTCTTCCTTTAATGTTGTTCCAAGACATGAATACTCAAGAGCAGGATAATGGCTAAGTTTGCTTCAGGAAAACACGCTTTTGCAATTTCTGATCGTAGTGGTCAGAGGTATCTTTATCGTGACATGAAGCGAGAGTGGAATGGCTTACTGGTAGGACCGGACGAGTATGAACCTAAGCATCCTCAATTAGGGCCTTTTCGTAAGGTAAGCGATCCCCAAGCACTTAGAAATGCTCGTCCAGAACCTAATCTTGTGCAAGAAAGAGCCGTTCAGCATGGCTTTGATCCTGTTGGTTTTGCGGACATACCGGGCCTCTCTCCCACCAATCTCTTAGCTCCAGAGGGTCTAGTGGGAACAGTTACAGTGGTGATAACATGAGTTTTACATATGCGCAGTTGCGAACAGCGATATCAGATTTTACAGAAAACGCTGAATTGACGGATCCTAGCGACTCGTCAAGCTTGACTGATTTTGGAAGAAATATTCCTATATTTATAAGATCTGCGGAAGAAAGAATTTTGAAGTCAGTTCAACTAGATTTTTTTCGTAAGAATGCGACGGGAACGGCATCTCAAAATGGAAAGTATGTAGCGCAACCTACTGATTTTTTGGCACCTTTTTCTTTTAGTTATGTGTCCAACAATGACTATGAGTTCTTAGAGTTTAAGGATGTGAGTTTTATTCAATCGTACACCCCCAACCCTGCGACAACGGGGCTACCCAAATATTATTCTGTTTTTGATAGCAGCAACTTTATTCTAGCCCCTACGCCAAATGCTAACCTTTCCGTTGAAATTCATTACTTTTATCGGCCTGCAAGTATTACCGCGGGTGCGGACAGTGGCACGACTTGGCTGAGTGAAAACGCTGAATTAAGTTTGTTGTACGGTGCTTTAATAGAAGCTTACGTGTTTATGAAAGGTGAGCAAGATGTTATGGCCATGTATGACAAGAGGTATCAAGAAAGTTTGATCGGTTTAAAATTGTTGGGCGAATCTAAAGAAACAACGCAGGATTATCGTGTGGGACGCGTTATTCTTCCAAAGCAATAAGAGGATACAATGGCTATAATTCAAACAACATGCACCTCTTTTAAGGTAGAGCTTCTAAAGGCAGAACATGACTTTGACACGGCTACCTTTAAGATTGCCTTGTACTCAAGCGCGGCTTCTTTGGGAGCGGATACAACCGCATATAGCACATCAAACGAAATAACGAATACGTCAGGATCGGCGTATACGGCTGGGGGAAAGAATTTAACAGTAACGGCAACTTTTCCAAAGTCTACGGGCACCACCGCTATGGTAGATTTTGGTAATGTAACTTGGGCTAATGCGACCTTCACAGCACGGGGAGCCTTGATTTACAACTCAAATGCTTCCAATAAAGCGGTGGCTGTGTTAGATTTTGGGTCAGATAGGGTCGCTAATAACTCTAGTTTTGAAGTACAGTTCCCCACAGCGGATGCTACATCTGCTATAATTAGGATAGCATAGGAGATATATCATGGCATCCTTCGTTAAAATAAATGACTTCGTTGCAAACGCCGTTGAGAACATGGACTTAGAAAGTGATCAGCTTGCGATTGCTCTTTCCAATACAGCGCCGGGTTCTGAAAGCTCTAACCCAACTGCGGATACTAATGGCATATTAGGAAATGTAACCCAAATTAGTTACAGCAACTTGTCTTCTAGAAACCTTACTACAACTTCATCTGGACAATCAGGTGGTGTTTACAAGCTGGTCCTTGCAGATTTAACACTTACTGCATCAGGCGGTAGTGTTGCGGCCTTCCGGTACATTTACATTTATAATGACACTGTATCCTCACCCGCCGACCCGCTCATTGGTTATTATGACTATGGTTCAAGCTTAACTCTTAATGATGGTGATACGTTTACTATCGACTTTAGCCCATCAAACGGTGTTATTCAGCTTACCTAACAAAGGGGTAGCGTATGCCTGTTCTTAAAAATAGAGCAAAAATGTCCACCAGTACCACGGGTACTGGCACTATCACGCTGGGAAGTGCTGAGAGTGGTTATCAGACTTTTGCGGATGCGGGCGTATCTAATGGCAATGTAGTAAGATATGTCATAGAAGATGGTAATAATTTTGAGATAGGCACCGGCACTTATACAGCCTCTGGCACAACCCTCACACGCTCAGTAAGCGAAAGTAATAATTCAAACAACGCAATTAATTTAAGTGGCTCTGCTACCGTTTTTATTAGTGCGATTGATGATGATATAGTTGGTGGTCCTAGAGGCGTTGATTTTGATGACAACGTAAAAGCACGTTTTGGTAATTCTAACGATCTTGAGATTTACCACTCTGGTTCAGCAAGTATAATTGAAGACACGGGCAATGGTCCACTGCATATAAAAGGGTCTACAAGCATAGACTTTTTTGCATCGAATGGCGAATACATGGCTTATATGGTCGAGAATGGCGCAGTTGGTCTGTACCATAACGGGAGCCAAAAGCTAAACACAACGTCAACGGGTGCTTCTGTTACGGGCAAACTAACAGTTGATAATAGCACAGAGGTTGATGATGCTCTTATTTCTATAAAAACATCAACGGGCACTGTAGGCGCTATACGTTTTTATTGCGAGAGTGGTAACGCTCATTACACAGAACTAAAATCTGCGCCACATTCTGCATATAGCGGCAATCTTTCGTTTCAACTCCCTGCGTCCGATGGCTCGTCAGGCCAGTTTTTAAAAACGGATGGCTCTGGAAATTTGTCTTTTGCGGCGGCTAGCGGCGGTGCAGACCTTTATGCTGCTAACCCTTCAAGTGCTACTGACCCAACAGCAAGCGGATCAAATTCCGTAGCCATTGGTTCCGATGCACAAGCAACCGCAACAAACGGAAGTATCGCTTTTGGTACACAAACAAGAGCAACGGGAAATGCTAATGCGGCTATAGGATTTCAAGCTAACGCAGGAGGAGTTGGAGCCTCAGCTATTGGATATACAGCTAATGCTGCTGCTACTTTTTCAGCGGCACTTGGCTACAATGCTAAAACAGTCACAGGCAGTGGTTCTGTCGCTTTGGGAACCAGTTACGCCTCAGGTTCAGATGCTTTTGCAGCCGCCATTGCTAACAACACAAGCAGCTATGGCGCAACTGGTGCGAATAGTATCGCCCTTGGCGACCGTTCTAAATCCACGGGCTCAAGAGGAATTTCCATTGGCGGTTACGGCGCATTGGCGAGTGGTACATCGTCACTAGCCTTTGGTTATCAGGCGACAGCCAACCAAAGCTATGCCTCTGGGTTTGGCTATGCTTCAAAAGCCTATGGTGCTTACTCCTTTGCAGGAACTGAAAGCCATGCGTCAGGTTCTAAATCAGTAGCCCTTGGTCTTGGTGACACTAGCACATCTTATGGCGCACTGCACGACAACGGTGTAGCCCTTGGCTATCAAGCTACGACAAGTGCAGCGAAGCAGATTGCTCTTGGCTCAAGCACAGCGCAAGTCAAAGTGTCAGGTGCCTACACCCTACCAACGGCTGACGGCTCTGCTAATTATGTACTGACCACAAACGGCAGTGGGGTTGCCTCTTGGGCGGCTGCTGGTGGTGGAGGTGGTGCAGATCTTTATGCTGCTAACGATGTAAATGCTACTGCACCTTCTGCTACAGGGGACAACTCAGTGGCAATTGGTCCTAGTTCTGAAGCTAATTCTGCTGATGCAACAGCTTTTGGTTACAGGTCTGAAGCAAAGGCAAGCAAGGCGGTTGCTATTGGAGAAGGTCGTGCTGGTGGTGCAAGTGCAACAGCAATTTCAATAGGCACTACATCCACAGCTTATGGCGCAACAGGTGTGCGTAGTATTGCTATGGGTTATCAAGCAAAAGCTACAGGAACCTACTCCACTGCTTTAGGTCAAAATTCAGTTGCAACAGGGGAAGATAGTTTTGCTATAGGTAAAAGTCTAGCAAGTGGCGCAGACGCTTTTGCGGCGGCTATAGACAACAACACATCTAGCTACGGCGCTACGGGATCTGCTGCAATTTCAATGGGGGTGCAATCAAGAGCCACCGCTAGTGATACAGCCGCAGTTGGGACAAGCGCATACGCATCTGGCACCAAGGCACTTGCTTTAGGATATGGTAGTACAGCGTCTGGAACAATCTCAATCGCCATAGGCGATAGCACCGCAGAGGCTTATTTAGCAACGTCTTTTGGGCAGTATGCTTTGAGTAATTCACAGGGTAAATACTCTTATGCGTCTGGCAGGTTTGGAAGCACTGAAGGCTCTGCGCAACAAGGAACTTATGTTCTTCGTGCAGATACTACAGATGCTACTCCAGAAGGTTTAACAACTCGCAACAACGGCGGCGTCCAGTCTGATAACCAAGTTAATCTTCCTAATAACTCAGCTTACTTTTTTAGCGGTACGTGCATTGCAAGGGAGCAAGCAGCAGACGGTACTGATGTAGGTGCTTGGGAGTTTAAAGGGGCTATTCGCAGAGAGGCAAATGCAGGAACTACTACATTAATCAAATCTACAATAGATGAATTTAATGTGCCTACTGGGTGGGCTTTAGCCTTATCTGCTGACACAACTAACGGGGCGTTGGCGATTACTATTACTGGCGCAGCCTCGACAAATATTCGTTGGGTAGCAACAGTACAGACAAGCGAGGTTATATACGCATAATGGGCGCTATTAATATAAAACATACGGGCAGTGGCTCAGACATAGCACTAAGCTCTGACGGTACTAGCCTTCTTCTAAACGGCTCTGCCATTGGAGGCGGTGGTGGCAGTGACCCTGATCTTTACAGAGATAATGCTTCAAGTGCTGTAACGCCAACAGCGAGTGGAACAAATGCAGTAGCTATTGGATCAGGCGCAGTAGCTAGTGGCGCTTTGAGTTTTGCCTTTGGCTCAAGCGGCTCAAATGCTGCAATTGCCAGCGGTTCACAATCTATCAGTATGGGTTCGTACTCAAGAGCCTATGGCTCAACGTCGATAGGTGTAGGTTATGGAGCAGAAGCAAGTAGTGGGGCAAGCGGTGGAGTAGCACTTGGTCAAAATGCTCGTTCAGCAGGGAATTATGCTGTTGGCCTTGCAAATTCATACGCCTCTGGTTCAAACAGTTTTGCAGCAGGCATTACAAATAACTCATCTAGCTACGGCGCTAGTGGTATTAGTAGTATTGCAGGTGGTTATCTTAATAAAGCTAGTTCAAGTGATAGCTTATGTTGGGGCGGTGATAGTAATATCTGTCATAATAGCCAATCTGCTATTGTAGGTGGTCAACTAAATAATTGCTCAGGCGGTTATAGTTTTATTACGGGCGGCTATAATAATAGAATTCTTGGTACTTATTCCAGAGCAGGGGGTAAAGACGCAGACACTGGAGACAACCTTGGAAAAGATGCTTATGCGTCTGGTAAATTTTCCTCAAGGGGCGATTGCCAAACTGCCAAACGGATTTTAATGAGGTCAACCACTGATGCAACGGCAACAGTTTTAACAGCGCAAGGTAATGCACCAAATACTACAAACCAAGTAATCCTACCCAACAACTCTTGTTATGGCTTTACAGGTACAGTTATTGCTCGTGAAAACTCAGCGCAAACAAACGACTTCGCTGTTTGGGAAATTAAAGGTGGTGCAGTTAGAGCAGCTAATGCAGCCTCAACAACCCTTGGCACTTACAACATTAACAAAATCAGTGAAAGCTCAGGTGCATCTAACTGGAGCATTGCTCTGTCAGCAGACACAACAAACGGTGCTGTTGCTATTACGGTAACAGGAGAGGCTTCACACTCCATTAGGTGGGTGGCAACGGTCAACACTACGGAGGTAACGTACTAATGGGTTCAGTTAATTTAGATAACACAGGATCAGGTAGTGCAATTACCCTTTCATCAGATGGCACTAGCCTTCTTCTAAACGGCTCTGCCATTGGAGGCGGTGGAGGCGGTGACCCCGCGCTTTATAAAGACAACGCTTCGTCGGCCACTACACCTGTGGCATCTGGAACAAATGCACTGGCGCTTGGGAATACAGCCGTAGCGAGTGGAGAAAATGCATTTGCGATTGGTTCTGATACAGACGCAACGGGTTTAAATTCTTTGGCGCTTGGAAAAGGAGCACAGGCGGTATCTACTAGATGTATAGCGATTGGTTTAAACGCTTCCGCTCAAGCTGACAGGTCAATAGCAATTGGTAACAATGGTAATGTGGCAAACGCTACTTATGCAACTGCAATAGGTAGTGGATCAGTTGGTAGCGGTTCTGAAGCTCATGGAAGTGGGTCAGTTGCCCTTTCTAATGCAAGAGCAGGCGGCTCAGATAGCTTCGCAGCAGTTATTGGAAATAACACTACCACTTATGGTGCTACTGCCACCCACAGTGTAGCTTTTAGCTATCTGGCTAAGGCGTCAGGAAATTATGCTTTTGCTCAAGGCTATGAAGCGCAAGCTCTTGGCAACGGTGATGTAGCGTTGGGGTCTTATACGCAAACAAATGGAGGAGTAGGTCTTGGCTACAAGGGCAGAGCCACTGGCCTAAGAAGTTTTGGTGTAAACAATAATACAAACGGAGGAGCAACGGCTAACTATGCAACAGCTATTGGTGATGGTTGTCTAGCAAGTGGAACATCTTCTGTTGCAATTGGAAGTGGTTGTACAGCAGACGCTTTAGGCGCTGTTGCAATTGGTAGAACAACTAATGTCAATGGAATTCGTAAATTTGTTTACTCCGCAACTACCGTATCAGGAAATTATGATGGTTCTTCGCAAACAGGTATTCAAGTTTTATCCGCCGCCACAACGGATGCAACCGCCACCGCTCTTGCAGCGCATGGCACTGCTTCAACAGACAACCAAGTTATTCTACCCAACAACAGCGCTTACAGCTTTTCAGGTACAATCATTGCCCGTGAAAGTGCAACTAATGGCAGCGACTACGCAAGCTGGGAAATCAAGGGTGCATTGTTGCGTGATGCTAATGCTGCATCGACTGTGTTGGGCAATGGCATTCAGAATAAATTATACGCTACATCAGGTGCATCAGCATGGGCGATTGCTCTAACGGCTGACACAACCAATGGCGGCTTGAAGATAGAGGTCACTGGCGCAGCAAGCACAAACATTAGGTGGGTTGCCACAGTCAACACAAGCGAGGTTACATACGCATAATGGGTAAGATTGAACTAGATCACACAGGCTCAGGCAGCGGTATTACACTTAGCTCTGATGGCACAAGTTTATTATTAGGTGGTACAGCTATTGGCGGTGGTGGTGGAGATCCTGATCTCTATGCTGACAACTATGATGGGTCATCCACGAAACCCAATGCCAGTGGCTCTAATAGTGTGGCGCTTGGGAAAAGTGCAGTATCTGGGGGTGGATCAAGTATCGCATTTGGTGCGCTGTCTTCTTCCGCAGGTAATCTGAGTTCTGCGATAGGTTTTAATGCGGCAGTTGGGAGTAGTGGAGCATATGCCGCAGCAATAGGTCAAGCGTATGCTAACGGACAAGACTCATTTGCAGCAGCCATTGCAACCAACAGTAGCAGCTATGGCGCTAGTGGTTCTAATAGTATTGCGATGGGGTATTTGGGGAAGGCGACTAGCCCTTATTCAACAGTTTCAGGCGGTAATAGTAATGTCGCATCAGGCTATCATGCAACGGTTGTTGGCGGCTCAAGCAATCTAGCTGATAATATTGGGTCTACTGTACTAGGCGGTCGATATGGAACAACTCGTGGTATTCGAGGTGCTGCTATATTTGGAGGCTACGGCAATCAAATTACAGCTACGCAGGGAACAAGCCAGTCGGGTCTTTACATTCTTGCAGAGCAAACAACTGATGCAACCGCAACTGATTTAAAAACAGACAACCAAAGTAGCTCAAGCACAGCTAATCAAATAGTTTTACCAAATGGTGGTGCTTACGCATTTCACGGCACAATCGTAGGCAGAGAAGCTGCATCAAGCGGAACTGAATGTGCGGCATGGAAGGTTGAGGGGCTTATCAGGCGAGAGGCCAACGCAGGATCAACTGTGCTAGTCAACTCATCTACCACTGTACTTAATAATGCACCGTCTTGGGGCATGGCTTTATCTGCGAATACATCACTTGGCTGTCTGAAAATCGAAGTCACTGGCGCAGCAAAAACTATTCGCTGGGTCGCTACGATCCAGACTACTGAACTAACTTACGCCTAAAAAGGAGAAATTAAATGGCTATTCAACACAACATCGAAGAAGGTGCAAGTCAGTACGGCATTGCATTTAATAACGCATACTACCGCATCGTGACAGCGGCTGTGTCACGCCAACGTGGAACTGATCCAAAGTTCACTGTCATGATTGACTTGAGTGCTTATGCAACAAGCTCACCTACAGATGATACTCGTGAGGTGGCGTTCTTGCGCTATAGTGCAAACCTAACCGATATCGAAGCATCATCAGGCTCAACATTCCTCGACAAGTGCTATGCTTGGGTAATGGCTCAGGATGACATGTCAGGATCTACTGCCGTTTAAGGAGTAACACATGCTTGGCTTCTCCCCATTAGCCGCTGCCCCATTAGCAGGTAGTGGGGTTACTTCAGCAGCTTATTCGTTAAGTGCTGACCACGGTAGCTTTGCGCTAACAGGCCAAACAGCAAATCTAGTAAAAGCTCTAAATGTTGAAGGTGCAACAGGAAGCTTTGCACTTACAGGTCAAGCGGCTAACTTATTATCAGGCGTATCCCTTGCCGCTGACCACGGTAGCTTTGCACTTACAGGTCAGGCGGCTGAGTTAAACAAAGCTCTTAATTTTACCGCAGACACAGGGTCATTTACTTTAACAGGACAAGCTGCTGATCTTAATAAAGCGGTAAAACTTGAGGGGTCTACTGGTTCCTTCTCCTTAACTGGACAAACCGCTAATCTATTATCAGGCATATCTCTAACCGCTGACCACGGTAGTTTCGTTTTAACGGGACAAGCGGCTGGGTTAAACAAAGCTCTTAATCTTTCTGCGGGCACAGGTAGTTTCACACTTACAGGACAGGACGTACAGTTTGGGGAAAATGTTCTTGATGCTGGAACAGGGTCGTTCTCTCTTACAGGACAAGATAGTTCTTTAAAGAAAGCAGTTAATGTTACAGCGGATACAGGGTCGTTTGCGCTTACTGGGCCGTCTGTAGATTTAAAACGTGGCCATAATGTATCCGTTAATGCAGGGTCGTTTGCGCTTACTGGGCAAGACGTCAACATTCTTATAGGAGAAAATTTTGGCACAGGGATCTTTGATCTAACAGGCCAGACAGTTGAACTTAAAAAAGCAGTCAGATTATCGGCAGGGACAGGATCTTTCGCTCTTACAGGACAAGCTGTTACGTTTGCATCAGGAGGAATATTATTTCCTGATCACGGATCTTTTGCTCTCACGGGCCAAACAATTAACCTCAGAAAAGAACTTAACCTTTCTGCGGGCACAGGTTCGTTTGCCGTTGCAGGGCAGAATGCAAATCTCAACAAGGGACGCGCTCTGGTCGGAGGCACGGGTTCGTTTGCTCTTACGGGACAAGCTGTTGATCTAAGAAACGGTGTTGTATTACTTGCCAATACGGGATCTTTTGCCCTTACAGGTCAAGACGTAAATCTGCAAAAAGCTGTTAAAATATCTCCAAATGCAGGGTCTTTTGCGCTTACGGGTCAAACTGCCATTCTACGACATGGCAGATCAATCGTTGCAGACGCGGGTTCTTTTGCTCTTACGGGGCAAGACGTAGATTTTAAATTTGGCGTTTCCGTAACGGGTTTAGAGATAAAGGCTTTAGTTGGGCAGGTAATGGTGTATGGATTGATAGTTCCAGCGCAAGATCCCAACTGGGTTCTTATAGACCCAACGCAAGATCCAAATTGGACAGAAATAACTCCTTCAGATGACCCAGAGTGGACACTTGTTGCTTAAATACGGTAATTCAAATATAATAAGTTCTATAGAACTTTTCAGGTAGGTTCAGATGGCTACATATACAAGCACTAATGGCGTAAAGTTAATATCCACGGGCGACGAAGCGGGTACATGGGGGGATAGTACCAACGTCAACTTGCAGATCTTAGACAGGGCTGCGAATGGGTTTGCCTCTATTGCTCTTACGGGTACGTCTTATACTCTTCCCGTTGCAGCGCAGCCTTCTGCGGCCCAAGACGGGCACTATAAGGCTATAAAGTTTACGGGCACCCCCGGCGGGGTTTGCACAGTCACTCTGGAGCAGAATGATCGTGCCAGAATGTATATGCTAGTAAACAGCACCAACCAGACCGTTGTTGTTACTCAGGGAAGCGGCTCTAATGTGACCATTGCGGCGGGGGATTCTGCCACTGTATTAGCAGATGGAGCGGGTTCAGGTGCAGCAGTACAAGAATTTTCTAATGCAAGCTCTATGCCTGTTGCAACAATTGTAGTTACAGTAGCAAATCCCGGTTCAGGTAATAAATACTATATTGATGGCTCTCTGCAACAAACCGTTCAGCTTAAACCCTCTGTTACATATCGTTTTGATCAGTCTGATGGTACAAACGCTACGCACCCCTTAGCTTTCTCCACGAATGATAACAACTCGCCCTCTGCTCCATTCACTACGGGGGTTACAACGGTAGGTACTCCGGGAAGTGCGGGAGCGTATACTCAGATAAAATTAGAACAAGATGCTCCAACCCTTTTGTATTATTATTGCACAAATCATTCCGGAATGGGCGGCAAGGCGGTGGTTCGTGTAGGTGACAATTCTCAATTTAGTCAAAATCCTGTAAGCGCCACAGACCCCTCCGCGACAGGAGACAATGCAATTGCTATTGGAAGCCATGCGGTGGCGGATGGAGAACAGGGGGTTGCGATAGGTAAATCTAAAGCAACAGGTCAGAGGTCGCTGGCGATTAACATTAACAACAATGCGGCTTTTGGCGCTGCGGGTGCTGACAGTATTGCAATAGGAATTCAAGCCTCCGCCGCTTCAGATAAATCCATTGCCATAGGAAACACGGCTTCAGCTGGAACTACTGAAGCGGTTGCGATTGGGGATACGGCAACGGCGAGTGGGTTCAAATCGGTTGCGTTAGGAGTATTTGCTAAAGCAGACAATAGCTATGGAATGGCGTTGGGGCACTATTCCAGAGCGCGTAGAAAGGGACAGCAAGCTTTTGCGTCAGGCTATTTTGCAAACCAAGGCGATGCACAAACTGGAACGTATGTTTTGCGGGGTTTGACAGTAAATTCAAGCAGCACGGTAGTTTTAACCACGGATGGGGGTGCCGCCTCTGGAAGTAATCAAGTAGTTTTGGAAACGGGCGCTGCTATGGCCTTTAAAGTCCTTATTATGGGTCGGCAGGATAGCGGGGGGACCGACTCTTATATGTACGAATACACGGGGTATGTTAAAAATGACAGCGGCACAATAACGGTTGCTTCTCAATTAGGGTATAATGCGGTTTCTACAAGTCTTACAATAACTTTGGCGGCTGATAATACTAACAATGCTTTAGGCATTTCAGTAGTAGGACGAAACGCAACTAATATTCGTTGGGTTGCAACAGTATTTACCTCTGAGGTAAGTTGGAGTTAGTTTTAAATGCCTTATACAGACCTAAGATTTAAAGCTGGAATCAACAAAGAGATCACCCCGTATTCTGAGGAGAACGGGTGGATTGATTGCGATAAAATCCGTTTTAGGTTTGGCTATCCAGAGAAGCTTAACGGCTGGGTTACAAGTAGTGAGAACGCTTTTCTTGGGTTGTGCCGTGGGCTGCATGAGTGGGTTGCTCTTAGCGGAGAAAAGTTTTTAGGCGTAGGGACTGAACAGAAGTATTATATTAAGCAAGGTACTGCATATAAAGACATTACGCCTTTAAGGGCAGCTGGAGAAGCTGTTTCTATTGTAGCTGGATCAAACTCGTCAACACTTACAATAACGGATATAAATCACGGTTGTGTTGTAGATGATTTTGTAACTTTTACAACAAACACTTATGATGCTTCCGCTTCTGCCTCTACAAATGCTCTTGCTATACAAGATTTAACAATAGGCATACTTTCTGCGGCTGTTAACTCTTCAACAAACAACGCAAAAGCGTTGTTTAAAGACACAATTATTTCTGGATCTCGTCCTGTTGGTGATATTACAAATGACGGTTCCGTTGGAGCGGCGGACGCTTTGGAGTATGCGAAATACTTCATTGGTCAACAGACAAACGCTACCTACACAAGCTATATTGAAAACACTTTACACCCTTTTTTAATTACAAACCATACAGGGGGGTCTGGTACAACGGGAGATCCCGGCCCGTACTCTTTTTATTTTGACAATGCCTCTTCTATAATGACGGGTAGTGTTCTTTCACAAGAGTATCAGGTTACGGAAGTCGTAGATGCAAACACTTATAAGGTGGTTGCTAGGTCAGTAAGTAGCATAGAAAGCATTACCGCTTCAGGGGGTCTAAGTTTTACACCTTTAGTTAATGACACATGGATAGGAGGAATTAAGGGAACGGCTGCTTACCAGATTGGAACAGGATTAAATACTTCTGTACAGGGTATTGGATGGGGAGCGGGTCTTTGGGGTGGAGCTAATGATGGTGCCCTAACAACAAATTTAACCGCGTCTATAAACAATTCTGTTACCACGGTTCCTGTTGTGTCTAGCACAGGGATTACTGCGGGAGATACTATTTTAATAGGTGGGACAGAATTAGTTACGGTTGGTTCTGTAAGTTCTAATGATTTGCAAGGATGTACTCGCGGGGTAAAAGGCACTTCTGCGTCTAGCCATAGTGATCAAGCGTCCGTTATTTTGGCTACAGATGCCAATGCTGATTCAAGTACAGAATTAAACGGCTGGGGGGAAGGTATCGCAACTGGAACTCAGACAGCAACAAGTAATCTTCGCATATGGTCACATGATAACTTTGGTGAAGATTTAATCATAAATGAACGAAACGGACAAATTTTCTTTTGGGAGAAAGCTTTAGGTCTTGGAAATCGCGCTATAGAGCTTTCTACAAAATCAGGTACTCCGACATCTGTGCCACAAAAGGCGGCTCAAATCATGTTATCTGAACAAGATGGTCACGTTATTGCTTTTGGCGCAGATGCTTTAAACGCCTCTCCGTCTGGAGCCAAGGGCACTGGCGTCCAAGACCCAATGTTAATTAGGCATTCAAGTCAAAACAATGCAATTGATTGGTATCCAACCGACACTAACACCGCGGACTCTTTTAGTCTTAATGCAGGTTCAAAAATTGTACAAGCAGTACAAACAAGACAACAGATTCTTGTTTTAACAGATGTAGCTATATATGCTATGCAATTTTCAGGCGCTCCCTTTGTTTTTAATATTGGTCTTATATCTAGTAATATCACAATAATGAGTCCTAAGTCCGCAATAGCTATAGACGATGCCGTATTTTGGATGGGTGCGGCAGAGTTTTATTCTTTTGCGGGAGCCGTTCAAAGAATACCTTGCACCGTTAGGGATCATGTCTTTAATGATTTTAATGAATCTGAAGCAGAAAAAGTAGTAGCCGGGGCCAACGTTTCTTTTGGAGAAGTCTGGTGGTTTTATCCTTCTTCAAGTTCAGGTGAAAATGATAGTTATGTTGTTTATAATTATTTTGAAAAACTTTGGTATGTGGGAAAACTTTCAAGGACAGCGTGGTTAGACCGTGGAATTTCTGATCTTCCAGTAGCAACGGGAGATAAAAACTACTTATACAACCATGAAACAGGCTCCGTGTACACGGACGAAGACCAAAACACGACATCATTTATTGAGTCTGGGGATCTGGGGATTTCAGACGGCAATCAGTTTTCCTTTGTAAGTAGGGTCTTACCTGATTTAAATTTCAGAGAAACTACTAACAACGACACTACTGTGGATTTTATACTAAGCGCAAAAAATGCGCCGGGATTACCCGCGCAAACCACTAACACCAACACTCTTACCAAGACGGAAAGTGTCCCCGTAGATAAATATACAAGTCAGTATCAGACCAGACTGAGAGGTCGTAGTTTTAGATTTAAGGTCCAGTCTACGGATGACGAAGTTTTATGGAGGCTTGGAATACCGCGTGTTGACATAAGACCGGATGGGAGAAGATAATGTCAAACACTCCAATTCCGTTTTTTCCCGTTCCCCCACCGGAATATACTCAACGATATATGTCGGAAGTTGTCAGGTCTTTTTCTGTTTTTGCCACACAACTAACAAACGCGGCTCTTGAAAAACCTGTCTTGTTAGGTGTACCGACGTCTTCTTTATCTGGAGATCCTACAGGTACGGTTTACAATAATAACACCGTACTTCGTATTAAATCTTCAACCGCGGCTAATAATACTATCGGAATGCCTTTGCCTTCTTTCACAGTTGCCTCACTGCCTTCCGTTGAAACAGGAACACTAATATATGTTTCAAACGGAGCGGCGGGTAGTCCGGTTGTTGCGTTTGGCGATGGATCTAATTGGCTAAGGGTGGACACGCGAGCCGCGGTAAGTTCGTCATAGAAACTATTACAAACTTCTGGTACAGTGTTCTAAAATACGGTGATGACAATGATGCAAATGCCTTTTCAACAAAACACCTCACCTTTAATGGGTCGTCCGCCGATGCAGGTAGGAATAGGAGGCTTGGGGGGAGGCTTGGATGACCGTGTGTTTGCTCCGCTCAAGAATATGTTGAGTCAGCACCTTACTCAAAGCGTTGTGCAAGAGAAGGTAGAGCCGTTTGTCGAAGAAGTTAGAGATATGGCGGAGGAGCGTTTTGACTTAGGCGGTGGCGGGCAAATAGGAGCCCCGCAATTTAAAAACCAAGTTCAACCTTTTGCGGGAATGTCATTTCAACCTGCCGTAGAACCGCCCAGTGGTCTGATCAAGGGTTTTGGAAACAGAATTTTTCAAGGAGCTTTTGAAGGCTATGCGAACGGCGGACCAGTGGCCGCGGGCCTTGGTTCTTTTCTTGCATCAAATATAGATGAGTTTGGCCGCAACGGCGATACAGAGGTTATCCACGCTACTAAGTCTGAGGTAGTTTTGCCCAAGGGCATGGTAGACAATCCTGAAGTTCGTCAGACGGTGCGGGATTTGTTTGAGCAGACGGGCCGTGACATGCAAGAGTACACGGTTGGCAGTGGTGAGATGAACGTCAATCCGATGACGGGCTATGAAGAAGCCTTTGATTTGATTGGCGGAATTAAGGACATCTTTAAGAAGGCTGCTCCTGTTCTGTTGCCGATAGCGACTACCTTTATGTTTCCGGGCATGAGTCCGTTTTTATCTGGGGCTTTGGCAGGCGGCGTTGGCTCGTTAATTCAAGGCGGTAGCATAGAGGACGCGTTTAAGGCTGGAATACAGGGTGGATTAACATCTGCGGCGACAACAAGCTTGATGAAAGGTAAATTGAGCGCAGGGTTTAAGGGTGATCCAACCTATAAGCCATTTCAATTAAGACGGTTTGGAGAAGCCGCCGTTAACAGACCTCCTGTAACTTTAGAAGGTAATCTACAACAGACTTTGGCAGATCCGGGGCCCGCCGTCAGTTCTGGTTATGACAAAGCGAAGGGTTTGGTTATGAATCCAAAGTTGACCGCGGACCAAGTGGCTCAACAAGCAGGCTTTGAATCTTTAGCCGCCGCTCCCGAAACATCACGAGCCGTCCTTACGCAAGCAGCCGTTGATTCTGGCGGCTTAAACACGGGCAGAGCCATAGCGGGCGGTCTGGGAGCCTTGGCACTTGCTGGTGGGTTTGATGAAATTGAAGCAGAGGATGTGGAAGATCCGTATCCATATTCTAGCCGCGAGCTAATGGAAATGTATCCTGAACGCTATCGCACAGGACCGCTTATTGCGCCACGTAGACGCGAAAGAGTTGAAGAAGTTCGTCCCATGTTCGCGGCTAAAGGTGGTGAGATGGAGTTCCCCCGTCGTCAAGGATATATCGCGGGCCCCGGTACTGAGACTTCTGACGATATTCCTGCAATGCTGTCAGACGGAGAGTTTGTTATGACTGCACGTGCCGTGCGCGGAGCGGGTGACGGTAGCCGTAAAGAAGGCGTTAAGAAGATGTATGATATAATGAGAGCATTTGAAGGCGGGGTGGTTTCCTAATGGCGGAGCAAGTTCAAACAGTAATCAACAAGCAAGATCCTGAAATAGAAGCCTACCGCCTTGGATTACTGGGCGATACTCAGGGGTTGGTGCGGGATCAGATTTTTGGTCAAAACGTTCAAAACCTTCGGGACCAAGGTTTAGATGACGCGGCTATTGCAGAACGCTTAGAACGAGACGTTGCGGATGTTGGAAATATTTCCCAAGACCAATTGTTTGGTCCTCCAGAGTATGAAACCGCTGGAATCTCCACGGGAGAACAGGCGGCTATTGATTTAGCGTCTAAGGGTATTGGCGGTTATCAAGAGTATTTAGATCAATCTGCGGAATATTTAAAAGACGCTAGTTCAACACTACAAGCTCCCGCGGCACAGTTTGATCCCTCTGGTATTGGCGCATTTATGAATCCTTACGAGGATGCTGCGGTAGCACAGGCTCTACAAGACGTTGAAAGAGCGGGGGAGCGTCAACGTGCGAACTTGGGGATTAGAGAAGCACAGTCGGGAGGACTTGGCCGCGCAAGAGGCGGCGTGGAACAAGCCCTGTTGTCCGAAAAAATTATGGATCAACAGGCGCGGACCGCGTCTCAGATGCGTCAAGCAGGGTATGAAAGCGCGGCGCAACGAGCGCAGCAAGCCTTTGAGCAACAGCAGGGGCGGGCACAACAAGGCGCAATGGGTCTTGGAAATCTTGCCATGAACTACAGTAATTTGGGTCAATTGGGCAGCGCGTTGACTGCCGCTGATATTGACAGATTGATGACTACGGGTGGTTTAGAGCGTGGGATTGATCAAGCGGGAATAGATGCTCTTCGAATGACTAACTTGCAAAATTATTCGCAGCCGTTCCAACAATATGGTTTCTTGTCTGATATTTATAGCGGAGTGCCTACGGGTTCATCTACAATGCAGGTTTCTTCAATGCCTTCAGCTAATCCGTTCCAAACAGCGGTTGGTTTGGGTATAGGGGCATATGGAGCCGCCAGTGGCGCAAAAGAAGCGGGGATTTTTTAAATGAACGAAGGTTTTAGATCACTGCCTGAAGATGTGCAGAAAAA